GGCCCATATTGACCATGTAGTTTTGTAAAATATTGTAAACCGAAGATTCCTTTTTCTTCGTATCAGCAGGTACTGGAGCAGGCGCCGCCTTCGCCAGTTTATCCGTTAGTTTTCTATAAATATCAGCCTCCTCTGGAGTCAGGATATTTGCAGGTGCAGATTCTCCTTGAAACGTCTCTGGACGCATCATACCTTCATGTCGAAACATATAGTAATCGCTGTTTTCGTTAAAGAGGAAACGAAGAATAATAATAACAATAAGCGAAAGCCAGAAGGCTACTATAATATTACGAGTTGCAACAAAGACAACGACAAAAATGAGAATCGCACGAACCCACGTATTCTGGAAGAACTTCTCTTGTTCTTTTGTAACTTCCATCGCAAGAAAACGACCGCCCAAGTTGAGAAGAAGCATAGTAAGTCCGATAAAATATGGATTTGTATTGAATGTCGATAGAGTCATTTCTATTGGATTGAAAACTTCTATGACTGGAGTCGCGACGGCTGTAGCAGCTGCCATACTCATCTATTATCGGCGAGTATCTTTTTTAATAGAGGTTTACCAAGGTTTGATAAAATGGGCGATATCCATAAAATAGAAAAAGACCGCGATAGCCACTAAGATGCCAATCTCAGGTGATACAACTAAGGCTGCGCCCAAGAAAAGTACAAGAAGAACTCTCCATAGCGGGTATGGATAGAGGGATACGAGCTCTTGAGGATAAGTTGTATCAATCAACGCACCATAATATAAGTTCCATGCAAGTAAGATTCCTATTGCTATGAGTAATCCGGGAGATGTATTCATACTCTACCTCTATCTCTAACGTGAATATTCATTTTTAAATAAATAGGGTATTATCGTGATGATTTAGAGTCCTGTACAGATGATCTAGTAGTCTCTCCATTATCTTGCACGGCATTCGTTGATATTTTATCATCCTGGATTGCAACAGGATTCTCATTAAGAATCTTCTCAACCCACCACTTCTTCTTATCATTCACCATGTTGAAGCTAAACTCGCTTGTGAATCCCTCTTTCGCTGACCGGGTGGATAAAAGAACAGCAATAAAGACTGCAAATAAGACACCGTACATCCATTTGCCATATACAAGAATGATAACTAGAATAACAAATAAGAGAAGTCGGCCAATGACGGTAGAGGCCTGTTTACGAAACTGTACAGGAATATTTGCAGGAAATACGATTCCTAGGATCAAGAGGATACCACCCACAAGCTCGACGAAGGCCATTTGTCTCTTTGAAAAATCCACTACAATCTCTCTGACTCCGCCTTTCATAACCGGAGATGTTGAGGGTGCAGCAGTCATCTTCTTTTTTGCGTTATGATTTTCTGCTTGGAAAGGTAGAGTGATGGAGGGCTGTCTCCTTCAGGATGTATTTCCAGATTGGAAAAAAGGAATAGAAATATCAATCGGTTGTACCGATACAAAAGCTACAGAGCGGGCTCGCAAGGAGCAGAAGAAGAAGGCGAAGAAGTGTAAGGACCCCGCCCTTCGTTATCTAGATCCAGATTACAAGGAGGCAGGAGATGAGCTCCGAGATCCCGATCGTCCCTTTCTTCCTGTGAACAAGGAGACTGGAGTGGTGGAAGCTAAGCCTCTCGCTCCCGGTGCTAGCTCTGAAAATAACAAGAAACCTGCCTATTTTGGTGCATCGGAAGATGACGATAGTAGTGAGGGTTTCGCAACTTACACTAACATAATCGGAGACGATCCTGCATACCGTCTTTCTTCTTTGCCGTCTGATACAGAGAAGGAGGTTGCTTCTGTTATGGATATGTCGAGTGGTGGTGCGCTACTACCCACACCATCGCTTGAAGACATGTGGAAACCATTGGCACCAGCTGGAGTTCACACATCCTTCTTCGATCAACTTAAGCCGCCTGGAGGCGTATATCCCAAACAGACCTCTGCAGTTCCAGGCATTGACGAGTTGACTGAGAAGCTGAATCATATCTTTAATCGGCTAGATACACTGGAGGCTGAGCGTCGCCAAAACACACAAACAGAAGTCTTATTGTTTGTGGGAACTGGTTTAGCGCTCATTTTATCGCTGGATATTATTTCACGGCATTAACGGCGACGAGGCTTTCGCTTTGTATTACGCTTCTTGGATCCGGCTGTTTGTATAGGGTTAGATGGAGGAGCATCAGGAGATGGAGGAGCATCAGGAGATGGAGGAGCATCAGGAGATGGAGGAGCATCAGGAGATGGAGGAGCATCAGGAGATGGAGGAGCATCAGGAGATGGAGGAGCATCAGGAGATGGAGGAGCATCAGGA